GTATTTTACTAGTTCATGACTAGGAATTTGCCATACAAAATCACAATCACAAAACACTGCCCAACCTTTAAAATCGTTTAGATAAGGAATAAAAAATCTTGTAAATGTAAATTCTGTAGATGCTAATTTATCAACAGGTCTGGTGTACATACCCTGTTCTCTCATCTGTCTTTGTTTTAATGGTATTACTTCAGCTGATGGGTCTCTTCTTTTGATACTGTGTTCACACACTTGGTAAGCAATATCTTCTCTGCTGTCGTGTCCTACATAAACTTTCATAGTCATATTTACACTATAAATATCAGCACATGAAAATTTCCGAACGTTGTAGAGCATATGAACAAAAGTTTCCTTTTACTCCTTGTGAGGGTGATACAAAAGTTGAAACAAATACCAAAGGGTGGAGCAGGCACAAACAATACAGCATACCTAACAGCATCAGAAACGAAAGTAGAATGTTCTGGTGTTTTGGTGTATCAAGAGAAATTAGATTTGAACTAGCTTGTAGAAAGTATAATAAAAAAGCAAAAATTTTAACTTTTGATCCAACACCGTTATCACAACAAACAGTAGACAGTGCTAATAGAGGAAACTATAAAATTGAACATACACCAAAAGCATACGATACTGAAAGCGGAAAAACATTAAATTTTTATGCAATTGATGAAAGTTTAAAATGTTATCAATTAGACAAACCCAAAATATTTTACAACATAATAGAAGTAGAAACAATTAATTTAAAAAAAATACTTGATACACATGGTCCTAATGTTGATGTAATTAAATTAGACATTGAAGGACGTTGGTATGAAATGCTTAAAGAAATACAAGATTTAAAATTGCAACCAATAATAGTTTTAGTTGAGTGCGAAATGTACATTGGCAACACTGATGAAGCATTTGCTAAACTAGACTCAATAGTAGAACTCTATGAACAAGCAGGGTACACTGTGCGTACTAACAGACAATTAAGAAATAATTCTAACTGTGTTGAACTTTGTTTTATTAAACAAGGACACGGAATAGAGCTTTAGTTTAGCTGTCCGCTGTCCCTCATTTTTTGTCTTATTTTTGTAGCTGATATTTTTTGAACTGCTTCTGGTAGCACAATTTCTTCTATTTTATAACCAACACCTCTGCCATAACATATATTTGTAATATTAGGCACTAAAATAATTTTAAATTGTCCAGTGTATTGTTCAAGTGCAGTTTCAATGTTAGCTTTTACAGTTTCAAAATTAAAAGGATTGTCGTCAACCCCTTGTACATCTCTTACCATTATTAAAACTTGTCCTGTTTTCTTTAAGATTTCCTCAAAAAGTTTTTGATGTCCATTGTGCCATGGTTGCCATCTGCCTAACATTTGTGCTGTTGGTTTTTTATCGTCCCAATTATTTGTCATTTTTTATTATATCCTGTTTAATTAAAAACGCCCACATCTCCGCGTTCAAGTGTGTTACTTTGTAATCATAATGTTTAGGTGGTACAAACATCTTGTTAGTATCTTCAAATCTTCCTTCTTTAATTGTATCCATCCAGATAACATAATCAGCATTAAAATCTTCTCTTGTTTTTTCTGTTGGACAAACAAAATCTGCAATAACATTTCTATTTGTTTTTACTGCGGCATCTGCCATCATTTTCATCCTGTTTGCTTGTCTAGTGCGACCTTCGGGAGAAAAATCCCAATCGTCTGCGTTTTTTCTTACCTCATCCGCATTTAGCCATACTGCGTTAATCATTGGCACTAATTTTTCTGCTAGTGTAGTTTTTCCTGACCCGGGTAGGCCACAAATTAATATTTTAATTTTTGGTTTATCGCTGTGTACTTGCATTTGATATTATGTTCTCTCGGTTACTAGTTTATGAATTTCTGACCAATTATTTACTCTTGTAATATTTTTATCATAAAATTCTTCATTGTAACTATGACTGTAAAGAATTGGTTTTAAACCGTACTCTAATCCTTTTTTTGCATTTGTCCATTTGTCTTCTATCCACCAAAGTCCTGTACCGTGGAATTCAGCAAGTGCAGAGTCTTTGTGATCACCTGTTTTAAGTATAATAAAATTCTCAAAAACAGTGCCACCAAACAAGTCTTTTAATCTTCTTTTTCTTAATTCTTGTGCTGGTATGTCCATTGTTTGTGACGTAATTGGAATAAAAGTCCAACCTTCTGCGTGTAGTAATTTTACCCATGTTTGTGAGTTAGGCATTGGTTCTTGTATTCCCATCCATGCTGATCTATTAAACTCTTCAATTAAATTTTCTTTTAAAACTTTCTTAATACCGTAACGTTCTTCCATGGAATACGTTTTTTCGTAATCAGGTTGTAACTCAAAACCTCTCATACTCATCCATTTACTGAAATGTTTTTCCCATTGCAGTAAAACTCCGTCAACGTCTGTAAGTATTATTCTATTTGATGTTGGCATCTTCCATTCCTGCTACTCTTAATTTCACAATGTTTGTAATTTGCCATTGTTTTTGGTCTAACCCTTTGGTGATGCCTAACCAACGATTACGTAAAAGAGCAAACTCGTTTATAATTTTTTCTAAATCAATAACATCAGCTTCTCCGTCTACGTATTTTTCAACGTCTCTAGAACTTAATGCTCTTTGATAATTTTCAAGATATTTTTTAAATCTTTCTGATCTTAATCTTCTTTTTTCTATGTTTAAATATTCTAAAATAGCTTCAATTTCTTGTAATTGTTGAAACCTATGCTCTACTATGCCCGGAAGAGATGCAGAAGCTTTTTCAAGACTGCCATAAATTCGACATTCTTTTCTAGCTTGATCATATTCAGTATTGAAATGTGCAATGCAGTTTGGGATTTTTGAAATATCTCTGCTAACGTCTGTGTACCAACCCATTATTCCTCGTGCCAGTTATTTTCATCGTGATTATCAGCGCCATATGAATCATCTATTTCGTCTTCTAAAACTATTTTTATAGCTTCGGTAAGTTTTTCATCGTATTCCATTGCCGCTTTTAGTGTTGAAGATTCTATACCGTGATCTAGTAATGTTTTAACATAATCTACGGCACAGTCAATCTTTTGTCTCTCTGGTATGTAATGAGATACACTTGTCCAAATTTCTTCTATTTGGGTACTATCCATTATCTGTTCCATCTTGTGTTGACTCCTGGGGTTGTTCTAAGTTAGTAAAGTCTGTCATGACTTTTGTTAATTTATCTCCGCTCCAGTTTTTTCTGAACTCTATGATTTCAACACCTTTTGGATCAACATATTTTAATCTATTGCCTTGTTGTTTTATTATGCCTTTTTTCTCAAACAAGTCTAATAAGCCTGAATAAGGGTCCATTCCTGTGTCGTATGGAATCTTAACTTGCACACCTTCAAAGGGTTTAGCATATCTTGTTTTCATAACTTTACAAGCCGCTCTAATACCTCGTACATCTGTAACTTTGTTGCCTTTTTCGTCTTCTTTTAATTTAAGTTTCTTCATTGCAACAACAATACTTGATGCATATATAAATCCTTGTCCTCCTGATATCTTATCGTCTGGATCAAACATATCTTGCGATGCGTATGTGTGGTTCGTAGCCATAAGTCCTACGTTCCATGAACCAAACATATTAACACAGTTTCTTACTAGAGCTGTCAATGCCTTAGGCTTACGACCCAAGTCACCTTTCATCTCACCTTTGTTAAACTGATCTACGTCAGTTGGAGTAAGCAACATACCTAACGAGTCAACTACAAATAAAACTTTTGGTGCGGCTTCTCTGTTCTCCGAGTGTTCTGCTTTGTATTCTTTCATAAACTCAGATACAGTTTTTGCTACATCATCAACCATTGATAAACTTAATTTTAATAATTTTTTTTCATCTGTGTCAACGCCTAGTGCTTTCAACCATGCTTCGTCTAGTGCATTCTCAGAATCAACTAATATTACAAATATTCCTTGATCCTGTGCATTTTTAATAATGTTGCCTGATGCAATATATGATTTACCTGCACCAGACTCACCGGCAAGTACTGATACTTTGCCTAGGGGAATTCCTTTTTCAAAGTCTCCGGATATCAAATAGTTTAAGGCAAAGTTTCCTGTTGAAATCCAATCTGTTGGATCATTAAATCCTATGCCTAATCCTTGAATACTTTTTGTAATACTTTTTCTAAATTTTGTAGCGTCAAATACTTTTGTCATGTGTGTCCTATAATATTATCCAGAGTACTATCACAACCAATATTGCCCATGCAGGAACTTGTTTGTATAATATCCAGTCAATTGCTTTTTTAATTTTGTTTTTCATACTATAATAATACTACCGTTTGGCTTCAGTGTCAATATGTTTGCTGAAGCCAATGGTAATTTGTGTTTACTTCGCTTGTCTTGATCTTATTAACTTTAAGATGTCTTCCGCTCTTTTAGCACTGTCTGTGTTTGGCTGTGCTGGAGCAGGAGTAGACTCTGCAGGTTTTGCCGCTTCTACAACTGTTGTTTCTGCTTTTGTTTCAGCTGTTGCAGTTGCTGGTGCACTAGCAACAGGTGTTCTATTACCTGTCATAGCCGCCATGCCTGCTGGTCTAAAGTATTGTCCATACTTCTCAAGATCATAAGCCTCACCGTCTACAGATTTTTCAAATAATTCTTTGATTATTTTTACTTCTGCATCGGTTGGTTCTTTGGGTCTAAAGTCCGACAAATTGTGTAAACTATTTTTGTCAATTGCGGCTCTTTCTGCTTCATCAAGTGGTCTTTCTCTTCTTGACCATTTTGATGTTGAGTAGTCTGCATAACCACCTTTTGACGTTTTAGTTATTCTAAAGTCAACACCTTTCACGTAATCAGTTGGCAGTTCTTCCATTTCTGGATCAAGTAGTGCCGCTCTGATAATGTTAAAAATTTGAGGACCAATAATAAATCTTCTTATTGGATTCTCTGGTGTTGCATCTTCATTTAATGGATTTTGTGTAACAAAACCTTGGAAAATGTATGATTTTTTCTTCCAATATTTTCTACCCATGTCTTCCATTGATTTGTCTTTGAACCATGGTCTTACCTCTGTAAGAATTGGACAAGTTTTTCCGTACATCTCCATACAAGGTACTTGTACCTGTACAGGTCTTGAATCTGTTTGTCCTTTGATCCCTGCAAATGGCAGTTTGATCATGTTCCTTTCAGTCCAGAAAAAAGTGTTTGCAGAATCCTTATCTGGTAAGAATCTTAGAACTGCTTCTTGTCCTTCCTGTATATTCCAATGTGGATATATGGCGTTGTCTCCGCCTGTGTTAGAAGTGGAGCGATTCACTTCTTGGGATTTTAACTTCGCTCTTATTTCAGCCAATGTAGCCATAATGTAAGCCTCCTTTAGTTGTGCCTATGTTTGTTTGTGCCTAAATGTATCTTAAGCATTACACTTAATATACACACTTATTTATCTAAAGTCTACTACTATTATTGGTATTTTGCTAATTTGACGATTCTGGTTAGTTCGTCCTCAACGCCTGCAATGTTTGACGCAGTGTTGTCTTCTTTGGATTCGGTTATTGATTCTTTAACTTCTGTTTCTTCTTCTTGGAAAAATTCATTTAAATTTAAGCCTGCTAGTTCAATAGCATCTTTCAGTGTGTACTCTTTGTCGCCTACTTTAAATTTATCTCCAGACTTCATGCCTGCCGCTTTGGCTTTTTGCACTGCCTGTGCAAATTCATTGCCTTCTGTTTTTGGAGTTTCTTCTGTTTCGACTGCTTCACCTTTTCTAAGCATATCGTAATTTTTATGTAAAAACTTCTCTGCCGCATCTCCGTCAGCAGTTTTCATTGCTGAGTTGCTGTGAGCATCTAATACATCGTATACCATTTTGCCGTCTTCACCCCTGTACATTGACACATAAGGTTTAATTTTTGAACCTTGTCCTTCTAGTTCAACATTGTCTGCCCAAGTTTCAAATTGTTCTGCTTCTTTGGCCTTGCCTTGTCTGTCTTTTTTAGGAGCGTAAGCACCTGGTTCCATTCTTATTTCGTCACCGTATGTAGCATCCGCTTGCATTTTTTTGTAATCATCAATATATCTTTTTGCCAATTGAATTGCAATTTTTTTATTTTTTACGTAGTCTTTAGTTGGTTTGAAAAAAGGTTGTCCTTCTCCGTCTAATTCATCTGCGACTCTTGAAGCAAAGTTTGCCACTCTGTCTTCTTCACCACCCTTTGTAAGCATTCTACTTGCAATATCAGAAAGTATAGAACTTAACATTGTGTTTTTGTTTGTAAATTTTGTAACTTTTAGCATGTTGTCAGCAGTGTCGTCTTTTCTTAAAACTAGTTTTTTTGCAGGGTCTGCTAAAAAGCCTTGTACAACTGCACCGTGATCAACTGGCGCTGGCATGTCTGCTTCTTTGTCTTTGAATTCTTTCATATCTTCAGCATCTCCGTCATTTTTAAATTTAGGTTTCAGTTCTTTGCCTTTGAACGCTGTGATTCCAGGTTGAACTTTTTCAACTTCTCCACCTTTAGCCATAAACGATTTCATCATTTTTTCTCTTTCCGCTCTTTTTTCTGGTGTGTCGTATTCTTGCATTACTCTATGAATAATTGGTAAAGCGTCTTCTACTCTATTATCTAAATTTTTTAATGTAAATTTGTCTTTGTATGAATTAGCAGTTTCGTCATCTAGTTCAACTGCTTCAGATTTTTTATAGTCTCCTATTGCTGTTTCATAATGGCCTTGTTTGCTAATATTTTTTACATACATTCTTAAGTTTTCTAATTGTAATTTTGTTTGTTCTATGATATCACCGGCTGAATCATTTAATTGATCTTTGTTTGAAACATATCTTTGAAATGAAGATAATTTTGCAATGTCTTCAGAAGTTTGTATAATGTGTTGACCAAAGTCGTCATGTGGTCTTCCACCATTGGCAACGTGTCTTGTCATTGCTCTTGCACCTGCTAAATGAATCACAGGATATTTGAATCTTTCACCGTCTTCGTTTTCAATATACATTGAATTTATGTGTCTTGATCTTGCACCAGGCACATTTTCATCAACTGGTCCTGAGTGTCTAACTATTAATCTAGTTTTGTCTAAGTTTTCGTACGAACTTTTACGTGTTCCTGTTAAACCTTCTTTGACTTCTATACCTGCTAATTTTGTGATTCTGTTTAGTTCTTCTTGCATTTCGTCAGTATTTACCGTTTTGTTTGCATCTGCAAGATTTTGATAATCCTGCTTCGTTAGGTTCGTTTTAGTAATGTCTCTAATATCAAATTCTAATTGATGTTCAACAGCAAAATCTTTTAGTTCTTTAATAAACGCATACCAATCACTTTTGTCGTCTTCTTCAATTTTAGCAACCATGTCTCGATTGTAAAACACCTTCATCGACTCGCCATCAGCTAAACTTATGCTTACTCGACCGAACTTGTCTTCGTCTTCTGTGAATTCAAAGTCAAAAAATACTGCTTGTTTTGGATCTGCTGTTGCACTACCCTCACTATCACCTATAGTAATATTGCCAAATTTGCTTCTTATTTTAGCAAAAAGGTCATTTGATGTTTTTTCTGAGATCATATTGTATTTATAGCTATTTTATGTATTTTCTACATTCTTCTAATTGTGGTATATAGGCCGCTAATTTTGAACCTCTATGTTTGTCTAAGGTATCGTTATAATAGAAGAAGTTTTTTAATTTTTCTTTGTCAAACTTATTATTTTTAGAATAATGATCGTAAAGTCCATCAACCATAGTCCTTGACCCTCTTTCCTGATGATAATAGCATTTTGTTTGTTTTGCTTTTTGTAAACTTTTTAAAATCATTTCTCTATTAGGATGGTTCAACGCTGATAAAATATCATTTCTGTACCCAGCGTAATTAAGTTGTATAGTAGCATAAGGAAACTCTTTGTCAAAAAAATTCATTGTTTCTCCTATCTCATGGACAGTGTACATAGATAATACTGATATAATGTGTATGCCTGCCCCGTTCTTTTTTAACCTGTGAATGTTTTCAATTTGTTTTTTACTTGTTGTCCCCCATCTAACATATTCTGTAGTTTTTCCTATGCCGTCTATACTGCAGGTAAACCATAATTTAGGAAACTTTGAAAAAAGATCAAAAAGTTTGTCACTTATTTTTACTGCATTTGTATTGATATTAATTTCAAAATCTGTTTTTCCTTTGGCAATACATTTACGTAAGAATGCGTAAACCGATGGCATTACCGTAGGTTCACCTCCTGCAATATAAATTCTTACCATTGAGTCTAAATTTACTAAATTAAAACTAGGAGTGTTTACAATTGGATCTGTTTCTGGTCTTACTATTGATTGAAATTTTTTGTCTTGTATTTTACTTGTCTCTTCTGCTATAAGATGACTCCATTTAGGCCTACACATTCTACATTTTAAATTACATTTGTTTGAAGGTCTAATTTCAAAATACGCAGGATCTTTAATTTTTTTGAGATCGTCTGGAGATTTTATTTTTAAACGTGTAATCCAGTCAAAAGAATCAGTCCATCTCATGTCTCTCATTCCTTTTTTTTCAAAAAAGTAACACTCCCTACAGCCAGAAATTTTTTCTCCTTTTAGCATTTTATTCCTAACTTTACTATATGCTGGATCTGTTTTCCAATTTACTATATCTTCTCTTTTTTTAATTTTATCCCAATTTCTTCCACATAAATTTGTATTGCCGTCTTGCCCATCGTGCATCAGTATCCAGGGATTCATACAAATACTCTTATTGTTACTGAAAATTTTTTCCCAATTATCAAGGTATGCCATATTATTTTTGTTAATAATTTCAAGTTTCAAACCCAACGCTTCCATGTCTTTTACAAGTTTCCACATTGCTAAAAAAATACGTGAGTGTGAAAATTGTTCTTGTGTTTGATCTAGTAAAACTATTTTGTCAAATTTTTTAGCACTTTCAATAATGTCTTTTTGTTGGGAAATAACTGGGCCTGCATAATAACAGCCTGCTTCTAATTTATTACTTTCTGGTAGGGCGCCTCTAAATGTAATACTATTTTCCTTAGCATATTTTTCAGTTAATTTGTGTCCCCACGCCTTGCCAGACGAGTTGTCAGCCAAGCATAATATTTTTTGCATATAATGTTATTTAAACTATGTGCCGAGGTTGGCAAAAATAGGCATTGGTGCTGTGTATTCAGATGTTCTATTGGTCCATTGCTCAAATATTTGTGGATCAAAATCTGCTAACACCTTAATCATACGAGTTGCTAACAAACAAGAACTTACAAGATCGTCGTGTTCGCCGGGCTTGCCTTTGTAACTTACTCCTGAAGCAACAAAGTTTTTTAATTCAGATATAAGAGGTTTTGAATTGAGCTCCATTTTATTATTTTCGACAAGTTCTTTGAATTTTGTACAGGCATCAATTTTGTGTTTTGCTGTAGTGTTAAATCCTCTTCTAAACTTACGTCTGTGTCCTTTTCTAATAGGTTCACTTAAAAATGCACCCATAATATTTTCT